CAAGGTAGACGCGCTCTCTGTTTTGGGGTAGAAACCATGCCGTATTAAGCAATTGCCATTCAAGTCTATAACCCCCAATGTCGGCAAGGGCTTGGACAACTGCCCAAAAGTCTGCGCCATCGTTTGAGCTGAACACGCCCTTAACATTTTCCCAGATAAAAAAGTCTGGTCGGCACTCATCAATGAGCCGTATTGCTTCCCGCACAAGACTGCTGCGCTCCCCCTCAATTCCTTCACGCTTTCCAGCCAAGCTGAAATCCTGGCAAGGTGAGCCGAAGGTGATAGCGTTAATTTTTGGCAATCTGTCGCCGCGAACATCTGTAACTGACCCTGCATATTCCGCCTCTTTGAATTTGTTTCTGTAAATCGCTATTGGGTGCTTTTCTATCTCGCTAAAATAGTGGTTTTCAATCTCAAAACCCGCTTGCGTTAATCCTTGAGCAAAGCCACCTATGCCGCTAAATAAATCGAGCAAATTTATCTTGCTCACAGATTACCCCCGCCCTGCCGCTTGTTCTCCAGACTCTCCATGCTAGGGAATGGAACGTGAACGCCAAAGTGAGTAGATGTGAATTTATTAATTGTGTCGTAAATATCCGTTATCTGCTGAGGTTTTAAATCCTCAGTGCTATCCACACCATAAGCGCGACGCGCTATGTCCTTCCACAACAGCTCTTTGATTGTCAGCAATGTCCAATTTCGCTCAACTGATTTTGATAGTAACTCCTGAACCGTTGCGCCTTCGCGTATCAAGGCTTGAGATAATTGCTCACAATGTAGATGTATCGCGCCCCTTTGCGCTGCACTTAGACTCAAAGCCCACCCCCGCTCTGTCTTTTTTGGGCTAAATAAAACTCATGCGTTTTCTTCATGTCTCGCTTAACTTTTCCGCAACTATAAAGACCATGAACATCTACACTTATTGCACCATCAAAACGAACCTTATAAGTGCTAGTGCAAGTCTTTCTGTCGCCGCACGTACACGGTTTACTCACAGCCCACCCCCATAGATCAACCAAGCGCAATAGATCGTACTAGACGCGCATATCAGCCCAAACACCGCACCGATTAACCCGGTTAGATCTGCGTTATGGCGAAGAAAGCTAAACGCTACATGCAAAGCCATTGTTCCCGCCATGCCTAGAATTATGATAAACATTAGATCAATCATCAGGACAACCTCCATTCGAGCATTCGAGCCTATCCAGCATCACTTGCTGTTTTGCTTCGTGCTGTTCTTGTAGCTGTTTCTCTAGCGCGTTAATTTCTCTCTGAACCTCAGCCTTTCTAGCTGTCAGCCTTTCGCGATCTTGGTTAGCTGTCTCTGTCTGGTGAGTCTCAGCCGCCATAATTTCGTTTAGCTGGCCTGTAAGCTCACTTAGCCTTATTTGCTGATTATTCATCTTCTGCCCTAATAACCCATCTATCTCGTTGCTTAACCGCATACACTCAGAATCTGGCGTGTGCAAATCTCGCGGATCAAATCCGTTTTCAATCAGCCTGCAAACTAGGTCGCCGTATTCCATCATCTTGGATGTAATCGTTTCTTCGCGGTTCATGCGTAAGCCCTCACGCCGCGATAAATCCAGTCCTTAACTGTGTTTATGTTCAAGTTGAATGTCTCGCTAATCCATTTAGGCGTTTTGCCTATCTCGTGAAGCCTAACCACACTCTCTACAACCTCCTGAGAATGTTTAGCCTTTGGATGCTCTGCGCCTCTCTTTCGTTTATCGTTCATAAGTCAAACGCTCCAAATTCAGACGCGAAGTAAATAGCCGCAAGCCATACGCAAAATAGTCCTAGTCCAATCATTACCAACCCCCGAAAATCTGCTTAATCCGAAACTCCACTTGATCGACCCACTTACAGCCAAATCCAGCCGCCACTTGATAGACCACGAATAAAAAGCAAACTATCCACAAAATTATTAAGCCACTCATTCCGTAGCCTCGATTGATCGAACAAAAGCCTGCAAAACATTTTGAATCGTGCCGGGCGCTCGTATTATTCCAACGGCCTCAAGCTCTTTAGCTTTAAGCCTGCAAAATTCACCCTTTCTAAGACCTGTTACCCTGTATTCACGAGCAAGCACAATCATTTCTTCTACTGGTAGAAATGGGTTTATTTTCTCGAACGCTGTCTCTCTGTCTAAATCAAAAGATGGTGTTAAGAACATTTGGACTACATCGTCAAGACTTGGTGTGTTCAATAATTCTAAATTTTGTGTATATGTGAACATTAGTTAAGACCTCCGACCCGCTTCAAATGCTGGTCATTTGTGGTGCGCTTATTCCAAAACGATGCATCTTGCATTTCGTTCATGGTCTCGAACCTTTGGAACGCGCCGTTAAAAACTAAAGGAACAACGCCTGTAACGCCGTTTCTCTGCTTAGTAATAATTAGCTCTGCCTCGCCCTTAAACGCGCTCTTTTCTTTGGTGTAAACTTCGTCACGATAGAGAAACATAATGGTCGATGCGTCTTGCTCGATTGCGCCGGACTCTCTCAAATCAGCCGTAATAGGCCGCTTGTCTTGTCTGCTCTCACATGTCCGATTTAGCTGAGAAAGTAAGACCACTGGAACGCCATGACGTTTAGCTATGGCTTTTAGTTTCTGTGAAAATGCTGTGACCTCCTCAAAGCGGTTTCCATGTGTCTCGCTCCCCATGATCTGTAAGTAATCTAAGAAAATCGGCATCTTGCCCTCTTTCTTGAATAGCTTTCGAGCGATTGCGTCTATCCTGTTCGCGCTCAGTGCTGGCGTGTCATCAACAAAAATCCCCGACTCCATGAGCTGTCCTGTCGCGTTAGTCAACTTAGACCAATCATCGTTGTGGAGCTTGCCGCTACGGATAACGTCATGGTTAATTCCAAAGCTAGAAAACAACCGATTAACTAATTGCATCACTGGCATTTCAAGCGAGATAAATAAAGACTTACCACCGCTTAAACCAATGTTCTTAGCCATGTTCACCGCTAGAACGGTCTTACCCATTCCAGGGCGACCCGCGATTACATAAACCTCGCCATTCTCAAGCCCTAAAATCTTGTCATCTAGCGTCTTGAATCCAGTCGGTACGCCCACGCACGTTCCATCAGACTTCCAGCGTTCCTCGATACCGTTCACCGCATCAGTTAGCGATGTTGATATGTGTTGCGCCCCGCCTGTCGTAGCGTTTTCAATCAATGCTGTTGCATTACGGTCAGCCATATCCACAATGCTTTGAGCTTCGCCGCTTGAGGCGTTGTAAGCGCTTCCAATCAACTCTTGCGCGTCTTGGATGATTCTGCGGAGCAAAGACTTTTCTTTGATGATCTTCGCGTATGCCAAAAGGTTGTTAGTGTTCGGTGTGTTCTTGGTTATCGTTCCCAAGTACGCCATGCCACCCGCATTTTCTAAACTGCCTTCGCTGTCTAACTGCTCAGAGACAACGATTACATCAACTGGCTTATCCGATCTGTGTAGTTTCTGGATAGCGTTAAAAATCAACTGGTGAGAATGTTGGTAAAAATCATCACCGGACAAAAGGCTAATTGCGTCATCGGTGTCCTTCGCATTTAGCATCAATGCGCCTAGTGCGGAATGTTCGGCCTCTAGCGCCTGTGGTGGTAGGTTGAAGTTATCCATTTTCAGCCACCATGAGTTTCTGCGCGTTCTTGCCTTTGGTGGTTAAGTAAAACTCACCATTTTGGTTTTGCGCGTAACAATCGTATCCGTTACCCTCAAGGCAATTACTAAAAGTTAAAACCCAATCAGATTTAACCGACCGCTTTTTGTTCTCTATCCAGTAGTCTTTGAATTTAAACCAGCAGACATCGACAATGTCGTGAGGTATCCCCATCGTGTCAGCCTTTCTAAAAGCGATTGAGTCTAACGGTATTGGGTCAACACCAATTTCCTTACATTCTGCAATGTAGTTTTTTAGGGTTTGTCTTTTAGGTTTCTTAGTGCTTGAGGGTGTAGGCTCGTCAGAGCCGTTACTCTCTTCTACTCTATTCTCTTCTATTCTATTCTCTTCTATTAGAACGGACTTTATCCCTACACTATCGGGACATTGTCGGGACATTGTCGGGATACGATCTAAGTCATTGTTTCCATTATGGATTTCTTTCTTGATTAGCTTCTGAGTGTACTCGTCAGTGCGTGTCAACATTTTTAAGCATGTGACAACACCATTTGTGTTTTCAAAGAGTTTTAGCTCAATAAATCGCCCCATCATCTGCTGCACTTTCTCAACGGTTGAGCCGGTATTACGAGCAATAATTCGAGCATCATGCTCAAGCTCAAAGGTTAAATTGTGCTTCTCAACATTGGCCGCGATAAGCTCAAGGCAATAGAAGTAAAGCCCATAACCCTCAAGACCATAGTCCAATAAAACCTCTTGGAGTTTCGAATCCATGTTGGAATTAGAATCGTGTTTAAACCATTTAATGAGACACCCCCACCGCCTTAAACGTGCCTAGTACGCCATCGCCCAAAGTGACATAAATCTGCCTACCATCAGGCAAAGCGATCAAATAAAAATCAAGATTAGAGCGAGTACATGCCCGCAGAACGGCATATTTGGTCTTAGCTTGAACCATGCCCACGTTTGACGCTTTAGAGGCGTAAACGGCCTTTAAATTAGTCATTGATATTCCCCTGACATTGTTTAGCCTTTAACTGTCGCTGGTTTGCTTTTCTACAGAAAAATGATCAGGAATTAGGGCCGCTAATAATTGCCGCCTAGATTTAGGTATAGGCTCACCATCAGTCCAAAGCGATACGGACATTCTAGTTATATCAAAAAACTCGGCCGTCTTGGATTGATTGCCAAAGTATTTAATAACTTTCTCTTTTATAAAAATATCTGATTCCATTTAAAAACCTTTAAAATTAACTTTACATGCAGACAGTTTATTGTATAGTAGTTAAACAGTCAACACAATTAAACACGTTATGAATTATTCAGATTTTATAGAATCAAAGAGGCATACATCAAACTCGTTTGGTTTTGAGCCTACCTGGTATCCTGATATTGCCTTTGATTTTCAAAGAGAGGCGATTAAACGCGCAGTATTAAAAGGCAGGGTAGGTGTGTTTGGTGATACCGGACTAGGTAAAACCCTAATACAACTATCAATAGCTAAGAACATCGTATTGGAAACTAATAAACGGGTTTTGATATTAACACCGCTTGCCGTTGCTTTTCAGTTTATAGACGAAGCTGAGAAAATAGGCGTATCAGATATTGAACACGTTAAGAACGGCAACCATTCCAAAAAGATAGTGATAATCAATTACGAGCGATTACACCTGTTAGACCCTAGTGATTTTATCTGTGTCATATTGGACGAATCATCAATACTGAAAAACTTTAACGGTCAGATAAAAAATAGCATCACCGCATTTATTAAAAAAGTGCCTTATCGCTTTCTGTCTACAGCAACACCAAGCCCAAACGATTTTATAGAATTAGGCACTAGCTCAGAGGCTTTGGGTTACATGGGTTATATGGACATGCTTACTAAGTTTTTTAAGAACAACCAAAACTCGGCAGACTCTACTCAAAACATAGGCGAAAAGTATTACCTAAAGCCACACGCAGAACGCGACTTCTTCGCATGGGTCAACTCATGGGCGTTGATGTTTAAAAAGCCTAGCGACTTGGGCGACTTTGACGATACGCGGTATCAACTGCCGAACCTAAACAAAACCGTCCACACTGTAGAAAATCAATCAATGATTGACATTAACGGGCAAGTGCAGATTTTTACCCCTATTGCAAAATCAATGAGCGAAGTTAGGCTAGAGCAAAAGCAGACTGTAAACGGTCGATGTGAGTTAGCCGCAGAACTAGCTCAAGGCAAGACTAGCGTTTATTGGTGCAACCTTAATGAAGAAAGCGCACTGCTATCCGATCTTGATAGTTCCGCTATTGAGATTAAGGGGGCTATGTCAATAGAACAAAAAGAGGATATTTTAGTTAATTTTGCTCGTGGTGAGATACCTAGAATAATAACTAAAGCAAAGATGACAGGAATGGGTTTGAATTGGCAACACTGTAATCATACTACTTTTTTCCCTACCTTTTCTTATGAGCAATACTATCAAGCTATTAGGCGGTTTTGGCGGTTTGGTCAAAAATCAGACGTCCAACTAGATTTAATAATTAGCGATGGTCAAAGCAGGGTTATACAAGCGATTGACGAAAAGACAAAAAAGGCGCAAGAGTTATACCTAAATCTAGTGGCAAACGTAAACGCGCAATACATCGAAGCGAATAGAGAATTTAAACAATCAGCAAACTTACCGAGGTTTTTATAATGATAACTAAACAAGAGCTACACGAAGATAACTACTCGATCTACAACTCAGACTGCATGGAGATACTGCCAAGCCTGCCAAGCAAATCAATAGACCTATCTGTATATTCGCCACCGTTCGCAGGGCTGTACAACTATTCATCATCTGAGCGAGATTTTTCAAACTGCGAAAATAAAGAGCAATTTTTAGAGCAGTATGATTTTCTGATAGGCGAAATAGCGAGAGTGACAAAGCCTGGTAGGATAACCGCCGTCCACTGTACCGACGTATTCGACAATACTTGCAGACTATGGGATTTTCCGCACGAAATAATCAAGCTACATATTAAGCATGGTTTTGAGTATAGAAACCGAATCACAATATGGAAAGAGCCTTTGAAGGTGCGAATGAGAACAATGGTTCAATCCTTAATGCACAAATTCATAGTTGAGGACTCCACAAAGTGCTTTACAGCTATGCCCGATTATATGCTTATCTTTACGCGCAAAGGCGAAAACGAAGTGCCAGTGACGAACCCCGAAGGTCTTAAAAGATACTTCGGATCTACTCCGGTACTACCAAACATCACGCAAGCATTCAACAACGCGAACGAGACTAAGTTTAACGAGTCTGAGCTTTGGGATTATTTAAACGAAAAATTCATTGACCATAAAGACCCTAAGTCTAATAAATTGAGTCATTACATTTGGCAGCGTTACGCCTCGTCTGTTTGGGATGATATTAGAATAGATAATGTTTTACCGTTCCGAGAAGCCAAGACCGAAGAGGACGAAAAGCACGTACATCCGCTACAGTTAGACGTTATTGACCGAATTGTTGAACTCTACTCGAATGCGGGTGAGGTGGTATTAACTCCATTCATGGGCGTTGGTAGTGAGGTTTATTCGCCAGTGTCGCTAGGCCGAAAAGCTATAGGTATAGAACTAAAAGACTCATACTATGCTCAGGCTGTTATCAACCTATCAGAGTCAGATACAAGGTTTACTGACACTGAGCAAAAAGATTTATTTTAAATATACTTTACATTATATAAAGTTTGTGCGAACATGAACCCATCGAAGCAATACACCAACAACGGAGCAGGGAAATGAGTGCAGCACGATTACCAGAAGGGTTACACACAGATCCAGTTAAGTGGACCAAACCAAAACAGCCGCGAGTCGCCACTGAGCATAGACGAGCTATTAAAGCTTTAAAAGCGGAGGCTAATCGTAGAGGGCAAGCATTAAAGCCGTTTATGAGAAAGCAAGCGTTAGAGTCCGTGAGCCACTGGTTCTTCAACAAGGCGAACTAACACTCCTGACCACTTGCAGGTCGTTGATGCCTAGCGCGGCGCTAGGTTGCAAGAACGCCGCACTAATTTACTTAGGATCATGAGAATGAATAAAGCACAACAAAGCCTGAATGAAGGCAACGAGTTTCTAGAGCTATGCCTGGCGAATGATGCGGCTGAGGCTAGATACAACGCCCACCGCGAAAAGCTAAAGCGCATAGGTGAGTCATTAGCAGACTTTAGTCGTGACGACATTGTGTGCTTGATAGGTGAGTCGCCAGAAAGCGCGGCCCTGAATTTAAAAGCTCTGATTATCGAGCGATTGACAGGCAACCATCGCGCAAACTTTGCGGAGCGTTTTGATTTTTGGGCTGAGAAATTAACGGAAGATTGTGAGGCGATCAAATGAACCACGAACAATTACAAGCGGAATTTTTAGACGACTTTGAGGGTAGAAATTGGTACATCGAAAGCGATCATTTAGCCGACAAAGTTCCTGTTTTTCGATCATTGAAGATAGCAAACGAAGCAGCTCATGGCGAGGCAGTTAGACCTTTAGTAAAGGCTAATAGATACGCCAGGCAGAACCGATTAACCGCAACATTGATAGGAGTAACGCATGACGACATTCACTAAGCAAAAACAAATGAGCCTGAAACTCAGAGCTAAGTACAACCTGGAGTCTCAGATTTTTTACATCAAGCGATGGTTAAGAGTAAACGGCCCGGACATATTAGCCGGATTTGCGCTTGGCTTGGCTTTGCTAACTTTGGGAGCTATTTAAGATGAATCAATTAGTACAAAAACAAGATGCGGTTATCACCACGCCCAGCAATCTTTTAGAGCTTGCAGTAAGCAAAGGCGCAGACGTAGACCAATTAGAAAAACTAATGGCTCTGCAGGCAAACTATGAAGCCAAACAAGCTAAAACAGCGTACCTAATGGCTGTTACTAAGTTTCAGTCCGAAGCACCTAGAATCAACAAGACAAAATCTGGTTATGACTCTAGATACTTCTACGCCCCATTAGCCGACATTGTTGACCAGATAAAAGACACTTTACTAGATTGCGGGTTGTCTTATCGGTTCGAACAAGACCACCAGAACGGTATAACTGTTACTTGCATACTTTCTCACATTGAAGGGCATAGCGAGCGAACATCAATGACAGCCGATGCAGATGGTAGCGGATCTAAAAACTCTGTTCAGGCCATTGGCTCAACTGTTACATACCTACAGCGATACACATTAACAAGCTCTCTTGGCTTAACCACAGCCGACTCAGATATGGATGGTCGCTTGCCGTTTGATGGTTTAAGTGTTGACCAAATAAACGAGCTAGATACGCTTTTATCTGATTGTGAAGGCGAGTTTAAAGGGTTTAAGTCGAGCTTTTTCAAGTGGGCAAAGGTTAGCGATTTAAGTCAAATTAGCGCAAAGAATTACGACAGCGTTAAAAAGCAGATTGATAACTCACTGGAAGCGAGGCGGTCTAAATGATTATCCACGATCAATGCGAGCAAGGCTCAGACGAATGGCACGTTTTACGCTCCGGCTTAATCTCTGCCTCAAGTGCTAGTGAGATTTACACACCGACAGGCAAACCAGCCACAGGCGCGAAAGTTGAGAATTACATAAACCGACTGATAGCAGAGCGCGTCATGGGTAAGCCAGTAGAAAGCGGTTATACAAGTGCCGCGATGGAGCGAGGTCATGAGATAGAGGTTGACGCTCGGAGCTGGTACGAAATGGCTAAAGGCGTAGACGTTACACAAGTGGCGATGATTCAATCTGGTGACTATTCCTGTTCGCCTGATGGTCTTATTTTTGCCGATGGTGAGCTAGTCAAAGGATTAGAGATTAAAAGCCCTTTAGCGCATACACAAGTATCGTATTTAATGAAAAACCAAATCCCCACGCAATACATCCCACAGCTTCAAGTGTCGATGTATGTGTCTGGCTTGAGTGATTGGGATTTTTTAGCTTATCACCCTGACTTAGACCCAATGCTATTAACGTGCAATGTTGACTATGAATGGCTAGATGGGTTTTTCCAAGTCGCTGAGAAGGTGCTTGCTAAAGTGCTTGAAGGCGTAGAACAATTACAAGCGAGGGCAGCATGAAAGAGTATTACAAAAACGAAAGAGCAATAGCAAACGAGCTTGCGCTAATTGACGAAACCAGCCGAATAACGGTTGATACATTTGAAATGATTGACCGGGCAAGCTGGGCATTGAAAGAGCTTTGCGATGAAGCTGAAATGTTAATGCTAGAGCTAGAACAACTTAAACGAACGGAGAAAGCAGCATGAGATCAGTAGAACATCAAAATTTTTGTGATGAGGTGGCTGGCAGCGTTAAAGGCATCCCATTGAACGCAGACCACTCGTACGATGAGCGTCTGGCTTTTGCAACAAACGCTAAAGCAATAGAGGCCGCCATACAAGCGAACCGCGACATTTTAACCGAGCTAGAAGAAACAAGCTCCCAAATAACCGACAAAAGCATCGAGTTAATTGATGATATGGGCGGCGTTTTCAAATCAAAATCAGAGCATGTTGCAGCACTTAGAAGCTGGCGAAAAGTTGTCGAGATTGAAGTAAGAGAAATTGAGGTTTCTATAAAGCGCATAACTAGCGCACTGTCAAAAGACAAAATAGAAGGCTTGCGGGAATTTGTTTCTCTAGTCGAAAGGCTTAATAAGATTGAGCCTAATGCCGTTGTGAAAAAAATGTTTAACGACTAAAACCTTATTAACCAAAAACACTAAAGGAAAATTATGAAAGTAGGCGTATCAGTAAAATTGAACTTATCGAAAATCGACAAAGCCCGACTATTCAAGGGCGAAAAAGGCACTTATTTAGACGCGACCATGTTTATTGATTTAGACAATCAGGGCCAGTATGGAGACAACGGCATGATAACCCAAGACGTAAGCAAAGAAGAACGTGAGCAAGGTGTTAAAAGTTCGATTCTTGGTAATGTGAAGGTGTTTTATAAAGATGGTGGTACTAATCTGGCCCACGACCCATCTGCAAAGCAACCTAACCCTCAAGGTCAGCCCCAGGCGGAAGGCTTTGATGACGACATCCCATTTTAGGAGAACCCAATGGTGAAAATCGAACTAAAGACTCCACCGCTAAGGCTAGAAGACATGAAGGATGGTCAAGAGTATTATACTTCAGCAGGTATACATGGGATTCAACATGTCAATTTCCGCAAGGCATCTTATGTTGAGACTGAAGCAATAAAGCATGGGGACAGACTAGCGTTCCCGACAAAGGCATCGGCAATGGCGCATCGCATGGCAGTAAAAGACATTGGGGTTTGGAAAATATGAGCGTATACTTTACGAGTGACTTGCACCTAAATCATTTGCTTGCCTCAGAAAAGCGAGGCTTCAAGGACATTAGAGTGCATGACGAGACTGTGCTTGCATCTATAGAAGTCATTGACGACAAGAGAATGGTGCTGTATATTCTAGGCGATGTTGCCATGAACCCAGCAATGCTATCGAGACTAAAAGACTTTAAGTGCCGCAAGATATTAGTGCGTGGCAACCACGATGTCTATAAGCTTTCGGAATACTTGGAGGTCTTTGAGGAGATACATGGGTTCTTAAAGTACAAGGGCATGTGGCTGAGCCATTGCCCTATCCACCCGCAAGAAATGTTCAGGGCTGAGGTTAATGTGCATGGTCACATACATAAGGATGCCATGA